TCCTCAGCAGAACAGGGTCTACTGCACTAAAGACGCTGAGCGAATTCCCGGAACACTTATCGTCGAAAGTGGTGAGATTCCTGTCCCCGGAGAGAGAAAGGATCTCAACGCCCTTGTCGAAGCGGCAAAAGACCCCGGGAAGTCTATCACTGACCTCATTGACGAACATGGAGCCGATTATCTTCGATATCACCGCGGAATCTCAGCTATCCGGTCGGCTTACGCCGCCCCCAGAGATTTCAAGTCCCGAGTCTTCTGGTTTTACGGATCTACAGGATCGGGTAAAACCCGTGCAGCGCACGAGATCGCTCCAGGTGCCTACTGGAAGCAAAACTCCCCCTGGTGGTGTGGATATGACCCATCCACCCATACCGACGTCATCATTGACGAATACCGAGGCGACTTTTCTAAGTTTACCTTCTTGCTTTCCCTCTTCGACAGATACCCTTTGCAAGTCCAATTTAAAGGGGGCAATTCGAACTTTAGAGCTCGCCGCATCTTTATCACCACCCCAAAGGATCCTCAGCATACGTGGGAATCCAGGAATGACGAAGATATACAACAACTGCTTAGACGCATTGAATGCATTGTTGAGTGCTTGCCTGGAGGAATCAAACGAGTCGTCAAAGGAGACGCAAGTGACCATGCTCTCTTTGGCGTTATTCCACGAGTTGGGGACGATCTTCGACACCCCGCGCCGGCCGAGGACCCAAGCGACGAAGAAGAAGTCGCTCCCATCCCCATCCCAGGAGATGGAGATCGCAGAATCCGAGCACGAGTAGAAACTTTTAATGTATAATCATAAATCAATGGTTTGATAATTAATTAAAATGGTTCGTAAATTTAGAAAAATTACTAAAAGAATACGCAAGCGCGCGCCTGTTCGACGTCGTCGCTTGGGTATGATTGATCCAGTACCGGGTCTTGATGATATTGTTCCTACAATTACAAAAGCAGTTGTTACAAAAGCTGCTGAACATATGTATAAGAATGCACCTCCATTTCAGCCTTATAAAGGTAGGTCCTTTCGTGGAGTTGGTGGCAAGAAGAAATCTCGTTTGACAGGATTGATGCCTGCAGGTACATCTGCCACTATACGTAATTCTGGAGGTGTAAAAATAGGCAAACCCAGGAGAAGTACTTTTAGAGAGAAAGTAATGTCTGTTAGTTATCCACCTGTAAATTTTAATAGTAAATGGACATTTCAGATGGATAATCAAGGTGGTGTTGTTACTGCTGCTTCCATACCAATTCTTACAAAGGAATTGTTGGATCCTATTGTTGCCCAAGTTTATGGTAACTTGGTTTCTGATAATGCTGCTGTGACATCATTACCTACTATGGGTGCTAATGATAATGTTGATTCTCAACAGTATTCTATTATGATTCATTCTTATAAGTCTTTTATAAAGATGTATAACAGTTCTACGAACACTTTACGTGGGCGTGTTGTGTGGTATCAGCCTACTAAGGATATGGACGGTCAGTTAGAAAGTTTCGGTGTTCATACACATAGTCCTATAAATACTTTGATGCTTGCATCTAATCAGGCACAGGCTGATAACCAACCATATACCCTTGGTGGTACAATCTTTGATAATGTTACTGCTGGTGCTAATTATACAGCTAATTATCACCATGCTGGTTGGCCTATTGTTGGTGCTAACACCACTGCTGGTCAAAATGTAAACACTGTTGCTCATCTTGATCCCAGTTTAGTACCTGGGTCTCCCCAGGTTAGACGCTTCTTTAGCAAATTTTGGAAGACTCTTAAGTCTGAAGATTTTGTATTGGAGCCTGGGAATCAATTTAACACGTCTGTTACCATGATGGGTAAGATGGTGTCTAATTTGTACGATGATGCAGGTATGATTCATATGAAGGCTTGTACTGTAATTGGTGTCATTTATTGCATAGGTCAAATGGTATTTAGTGATTTATCTACTGATGGTACCATTAGTACTGGAAGTAGTCAATTGTCTGTAATGCGTGAGGATATTTGTAAGGTTCAGCCGAGATTTCTTAAGAAGGAGGCTAGATTTAATCTTACTAATCCTTATCTTAGCATTAGTACTGCTCAGCAGGCTAAGATCAATGACGAAAGTGGTGAATTGCAAGATGTTTACAATCAAGACACTGCAACTTAACGGCTCAGCGCAGCGTCTGTGGGTATTTTGCGCCGCAGGCCTTATACCCTCAATTCGCGTCCGCAGGTCGCTCAGCGCAGCGTCTAGGCCCAGAATATGGTAGCCCCGCAGGGACGTGCACAGAGGTGGATGGTCTAGTATTACCCATCCACCTCTGTGCACTGTGCATAAAATATATAATGGTTAAGAAAAAAATTTTTTTATTTAATGGTTAAAAATTCCGTAGATCTCTTAACCTTTATTATTCCTAACAATTGTTCCTAACAATTTGTCAGTAACATTCCTAACAATTCGGAACTCAGGAAACGCTTAGTGTGTACACGTCGCTATCATAAATTAATTATCATAATTTAATATGGCGCGACACCGTAGCATATGTTTCACATTAAACAATTTCACTGAGGTTGAATTAACACATTTACGTAGTAACGTTGACAATGGATCTTTTAAATACATTGTCTATCAGCAAGAGCGCGGCGCTTCTGGAACGCCTCACCTCCAAGGATATGCCCAGCGACCACAGCCAACCACGCTCGCCGCCTGGAAGGGCCTTATCTCCCCTCGAATCCATATCGAAGGGAGCCGTGGAACTCCTCAGCAGAACAGGGTCTACTGCACTAAAGACGCTGAGCGAATTCCCGGAACACTTATCGTCGAAAGTGGTGAGATTCCTGTCCCCGGAGAGAGAAAGGATCTCAACGCCCTTGTCGAA